GAGATACCACGATGGATAAACTCTCTACCTTTGGACACGTGATCCCCTGTCACTGTCAGTGTACGGTCTTTGACCTCTACTGATATCTCATCTTGTGAGAACCCTGCAATAGCAAGTTCGATCAGGTAATCGCTTTCACCTGTCTTAATAATGTTATGTGGGGGATAGTGATCGTTTGCATGTTTTGCAGTCCATTCGAGTTCATTAAATAAATGATCGAATCCGACAAAAGATGAACGTGGGAATAAATTTGAAAAGCCTGTCATTTGTATATCTCCTTCTGATCAAGCAAGATTGTAACGGAACCAGATCATTCTGCATTCCTGTATTATATATAAGATCTCTTCCCCTAAATGTCAAGGGGTAGAAATCACTTTTTTAGTCTGGCGCTGGTATTGTTCTAGCTGAACGTTGACCTCTTCTTTTGATACTAGAAGTCTTTGCTCTACCAGTCCCAGTTTTAATTGCCGTTTGATTTGCAATCCATTTTTTGGCAACAGGACTACTTGGTTTCTTTGACGCCCATGACTTCATTTTCTTATAAGCAGTCATGGCTGCACCTTCGTAGTTCGCACCATCTGAGTTGTCCACAATCACCATCATGTTACCAAATAGGTTCTGGAACTTACCGATATTCTTCTGAACATCTTTCCACATACCAGTAACCTGTTTTGCGCCGAGTGTTCTCGCACGCTTCTGGTCTCTGTTGATTGCAGTATCTAAATCTGTATTGACAAATATCATTGCAACTTCGTAACCCAACTGTTTGAGTTTACCGACTTGACCTGATATCTTGTCGAAGTTTTTACCTGTACCATCGATAACTAAACCAAGTCTACCGTTCACTGCAAGTTCCATCTGTTTCAAAGTAAGTGCGGTTGCACGTGAACGTGCGGCCTGACCCTTGTCTGTAAAGATATCTTCTGGTGTTGTTTTTAATCCTGCTTTCGCTAATTGTTTTTCGAAAGCAGGATCACTGTTGATTAGTTTCATACCAAATGAAGTCAATGCAGTTTTACCCACCATAAATGACTTACCACTACCTGGCCCACCTGCAAGAAAGACTGCCTTAAAGATCGATGGATCGTTGACACCTTCTTCCAGAAAATTAGTAAACCTTAACATTGTTCTTCCTATTGTTTTGATCCGATATTATATTTCGGACATAGTTCCCAATCGTTCTTTTCTTTAAATGGTATAATCTTAATCTGTCTCATTGGAGCAAGTGGTTCTGCATTAGCATCCATGCCAATCAATCCCCAATCACTCATTAACTGTGCTATAGTATTCCTTCTAGCAATGTCGTTCTCTTCTAAATTAGATTTCTTTCCATCTAGAAGAAATAATTCTTTGAAATGTACTATGAAGTACCTTCCCTGTTTGTGTAGGATATGACAAGACTGAAATAATTTCTTGTCCTTGCGTGATGCTACCCCAATTCTTGTGAGTGTTTCTCTAACCTTCAAAAAATCATCTGGTTCGTTTAACGTAACCTCTAACATAGAGGCAGGTGTCCACTCTACTATATTATTTTCTTCCACCTTTATAAACCTTCTGTTTCAATTCATTTATCTGTTCTCTTGTGAGAAGGGACAAGGCGGTTCTGGCTTTCTCATTATTATAACCATAATATTCCTTGACAACTTCCACGTCACTTTCGGATACAACCTTTTCCCACTTGGAGAATCGTTTGCGTTTCCTAACCATATTTATAAGAAAATCGAATTGTAGACGGTTATCAATGTTGTGGTTTATATTCATTTCATTTGCATACAATACCGTGTCTTTAAAGTATGACAAGGATCTATTTACCATGAAAGAGTTATACCCTCTCTCAGCAAGATCATCTATCATAATATCTTTCTTAGTATTGTTTATTGCATTGACATACTCAAATGGATTCACGACATATCCTCTACGCCTGAATCTTGAGCAGTCCACCCAGTCCCCATACCATCTATGAGATCTGCGTGAGTGAACTCTTTGGTATTGACATGATTGATATGTTTATCACCAAAGTAAAGTTGTGGGACTGTTCTGTGTCCATTTTCTTTTAAAAAGTATTTTGATTCTATATCCTCACTGACGTTTATAGTATCAAAGTTTACACCCCACTTGGTCAACTTGCTTTTCATAGCATCACAATAGGGACAATCATCTTTAGTAAATAATCTAAGTGAATTCGACATTTGCCATAACCTCTGTAAGACATGCAACTACGTTGAGTTCGTGATCAGCAACGAATGCATTTTTATACTGATAGTCTGCTAGTATTAGAACCAACTGTGGGATCGATGCAGGCGATACTTTTTGCGTGACACGATCATAGATAGATCTAAAAATAGAAGACGCATCTGTATCTATATTGTTTGCAACCCATGACCGCATCTTTTTAAAGTCTTTTGTTTTAAGAAAAGTAAAAAGATCGTCATAGTTTTTATCTGATATGTTTGCCAACACTCCTGCGTCTATACGACCTGAGAGTGAATACCTTTGCAGTTCATTTATCACACGTCTCCAGTCTGGATAGTGTTTAATAATAAGATCCGCAAGTGGTGTCTTATCGTAACCTATACCTTCTTCATCTAGAATGTGTTGTGCTCTCTTCATGAACTGACCACAAAGTTTACCTTTGTCACCACTGTTGAATTCATACACACCACACCGAGAATGCAGAGGTTCGATAATTCTGTTCTTAAAGTTACAAGTGAGTATAAACCGACAGTTGTTGGCAAACTCTTCAATGAATCCACGAAGAGCAGGTTGAGTTGACTGTGGGTTTAGATAATCTGCCTCATCAAGTATTACAACCTTGTACCCACCTTGAAGTGAGACAGTACTCGCAAACTGCTTGATCTTACCACGGAGTGTGTCTATATTACCCTCTTCGGAACCGTTGATGACAATATAGTCAAGGTCAAGCATATTGCATAAGGCCTTGGCGACTGTAGTCTTACCAAGACCTGCAGTGCCAGTGAACAACATATTAGGAAGTTCACTAGACTCTACAATTTTAGTAAAAGTATTCTTTAAATCATCAGACAGAATACAGTCTGATATTGTTTGAGGGCGATACTTCTCTACCCATAAGAATTGATCCATTCAAAATCTCCATCACAAAAAACATTATATCACATTTGAGTTTGAATGTAAATCTTATTCTTCTGTCTCCATAGCTGCATCTTGTTGTAAGTTCTCTACAACTGATATTACTTGGATTGCTTGATCACGTAACTGACCAATAGTAGAGAGTTCTTCTCCCTTGAATCCACCACGTTGTGTTACCGCATCAACTACTGCAACCGTAGAACGTGATACTTGATTTGCGAGTTTCATCAACTCATCATATTTTTCTGCCATCTTATGCTCCGAATGTAGATGTTTTCTCTAGTGCAATCCAATACTTGACATTCACTTCTTTGTTCCTAAACTCACTGATCAACTTAGATGAAATACTCACCTGATAGTCACCTTGTATGATTTTAAGATTGGATATATTTAGGACAAATTTAAAGTCCTGCTCCGTTTTATTAGAGTATGGTACATCAATAGAATATGCATTAGATGTAGCATTCTCGTTGTCAACCACAGAAAGAATCAACACACCATCGCCTGGAGTGACTGACACTTCATTATGTCCAAGAGTAGATGCAGCGCTTCGCAGTTTACTAAGAGTGTTTGCGTCCAGATCAAACTGAACCTCACACTCAGGCATGTTAATATCTTTCTGGGGTGATGTAAGGGTTTCTTCTGGAGAGAAGAAGTACCTAACCTTTGACCGACCAGTCTGATCTGATATAGTTACAGACTCATCTGTAAAATTCAGATTAGGTTGATCAACCAAAGACAAGACACCAATGAACTCTTTGAGATCATAGATGCCAAACTTCTGGGCAAACTTATTATCGACTGTTGCAGTTGCAAGAACATTCTTTGCTTCACTGATAGTCTTAATAGTATTCCCTTCGTTGATTAGGATATTGGGATTAATATCCGAAAAGTTTTTAAGAACGTTTAAGGTTTGTTCCTGTAATTCCATAATATACTCCGTGGGTTAAACTTAGATAATTATACCACACTCTGACCTGAGTGTCAATACATTTTACTAAAGTTTCTTTCTTTTTTAAACTCAATTTTGTTTTCAAACTTGCCATCCAATATATCACCTTTGTGAGAAATTACAAATACATTTGTACCCTCACCTAGTGTATACAATATCTTCAGTAGGTTTTCCACACCTTCGTGATCAAGTGACGAATCAAATGTCTCGTCAAGTATCAGTAAGTTAGTGGCTACTGAGTTCTTCATCTTTGCAATCTGTCTCCAAGTAAACAACAATGCCAAGTCGATACGTTGTTTCTCACCTTCACTGAATGAGTCGTAGGTAAATGCGTCTCTGTGTCTTGAACGTATTGTCTCTGCGAATGACTCATCTAAGTTAAAGTGTACAAAGAAGTCTAGGGTTTGCAAGTATTGATTTGTAAGTTGATTGATTGCAGGTAGATACTGTTTTATAATCTTGGTTTTGATCCCAGTGTCTTTCAACATTTCCATCATCACAGAATTGTAGTTGTGTTGTTCTGATGTTTCGAACTTACTCTCCATCATAGATTGCTTCTCTTGTTTCATAGTCTCGCAATCTTCTTGTGCAACAGATAAATCTGCAGTCACCTCTTTATCTAAGAACTTCTGATACTCACCAATAGTTTTCTGTAAGGATGATATCTCTTTGTTGTTAGATGTAATCTGTGTAAACTTGTCTCTGAGTGATTTAAGAGTTTGGTTTGTTTCAGATATCTGTGTCTCTACCCACACTCCCTGATCACCTATAGACTTCTTCATAGATGTTAGGGACTTTGCTTCATGTTTGCATTCTTCTAAATTACTCTTACGCAAATCATCTGCAAGTGTTTGTTTACATTCTGGGCATGTGTCGTTTTCATCATAGAACTTTGCACGTTTACCAACACCAGACATCTTTGTTTTAATGTCTTGACTCTTGAGTAACAAGTCTTGTTTTCTATCTGACAAACTATTTAACGAATCTTCGGTAGACTTGATATCCTCATCAAGACCATCACTCAGTTCATTGTTTTGAATTTGGATACTATCTATTTCTGACTGAGAGGATTCTATTCTCTGTTCATACTCTTTCTTATTATCCTCTGTTAGTGATTTGATGTCACGTATATACTTCTCTTGCGTCTCTATCTTATTGTTGTAGATGTCAATCTTGTAGTTTAGATCCTGCAGTTTATCCTTGACAATGTTCTGCTTTTCCTTTAAGATAGTATTCATCTTAGAGAACACATTGATGTCCAGAAGATCCTCTATTACATCCCTGCGATGTCCACTCTGAAGTTGCATAAAGGGAATAAAAGAGGAGGAACCCAATACTACGAC